CTAGCGCTGTTGACCCAATTAACAGTTTAGTTATCTGGTGCTATACAAACATATTCGGATCTAAGTCCTTGCTGATTTATAACTGGCAGACCAAGAAATGGACGCACGCAGACACAAGCGCAGACTATATCGCTACGGCTGCTAGTGCCACGATTACCTTGGAAGGCTTGGACGCATACGGCACGATGGACAGTCTGAGCACGAGCTTGGATTCTCGCCTATGGGCAGGTGGTAAAGTCCTATTGGCAGGTGCGGATGGGGCTAAAATTATCACTTATACGGGTCAGCCTAAAACGGCAGATATTGAGACCGGAGACTTCCAAGCAGGTCCGCAGTCTATCGTTAAGTTAGCCCGTCCGCAGGTAGACAATGGTTCGGCAGAGGTGGCTGTGTTCTCTCGTAACAGGCTAGATACCGAGGTAATCTTTGGTGCTACCACAGCGGCAAGCACAGAGAACCGTGTTCCGTTACGGTCTACAGGTGCATACCATAGGCTGAAACTTGTTCCGACAGGCGCTAATTGGTCTCGTGCTGCGGCAATTGATGTAGACATTACCCCAATAGGCAACCGATAATGTTTAGAGTTTTACCTCCGTTTGGTGGCGATCCACGAGCTACGGCTGAGATTGTCAACGGCATTATGAATGGTAAGACGAATAACACGGGCTTAGTGACTCTAGCCACAGGTAATGCCACTACAACCACTATAAATGACGCTAGGATCGGCGCAGACAGCTTAATTATCCTAGTTCCGGTATCTGCTGCTGCAGAGGCTGATTCAGCGCCTTATGGCTCGTTTCAAAGCCTTGCAGACCAAACGGCTGCGGCAGCTAATACAGAATATAAAGTAACTTACGACACGACAGATTATTCTAATGGTGTCGCTGTTACCAATAGCTCTAGGATTCAGGTTAAGAGCTACGGCATTTATAACTTTCAGACAAGTATTCAGTTTACGAATACGGACTCGCAGTCATTTGCTGCAAGTATTTGGTTTAAGAAAAACGGTACTGCTATAGCCAATAGCAATTCTGAGATTTCTATTCCATCAAAACATGGAAGTACAGACGGTCGAGCTATTTTTGCAGTTAACTTTTTCTTTGAGTTACAGGCTAATGATTACATCGAGATGGCTTGGTCAGTAGAAAGCACGACAGTAAGTTTGCAATACATCCCAACTCAGACAACGCCTACACGACCTGCTACGCCATCTGTTGTGGCAACAATGCAATATGTAGCTCCGGCTGCGTCAACAAATGTATACGTTTCATCACAAACGAATGGAAGTGCAACACTCACTCACTACGCCAATAACACGGCTGATAAAACATACGGATATGTGGTTATCGGATGAGATATGAATACGTCACGCAACCCACGCTCAAACAGCATTGGGACTTTATTAAGTTTGGACTCAACAAAATCCTACGGAAATCGCCGGAAGATTGGATACCGGAAGACGTATATGCCAAAGCGGTCTATCAGCAAGCGCACATTTGGTTGGTTAAGTCGGAAAATGGAAACTCTGACGGTTTTTTTATCCTTGAGCCAAATGGAGATACTTGCCATGTTTGGTGTGCTTGGGCTGTTGAGAGTGATCTTCTGGATGACGGAATAGCAGAGATAGAACGAATTGCAAGGGAAACAGGCGCAAAGCGTATCACTTTCGATACGAATAGAGCCGGATGGATCAAAGTAGCTAACAAATTAGGATTTATGCCCCGTACATGGGTTAAGGAGTTGAAATGAGTGGTTCAAGCACACCTAGCACACAGGTAGTCACGCAACAGATTGACCCGTCTATGCAGCCGTATATTAGTTACGGCTTACAAGAGGCGCAGAGACTGTATCAAAACCCCAGCGTTCCTGGTTATTACCCAGGTCAGGGTTATGTATCGCCTACCGAGTCTACGCAACAGGCTCTACAGTTTGGCGCTAATCGTGCCGTACTTGGAAACCCGTTATTGCCACAAGCGCAGCAGACTGTTAGCGGTATGCAAAATACATTTAACCCTGCTATCCAACAGATGCAAGGTACGGCAGGTGGAGAATACCTGTCAGGCAATCCATTCTTTAGTGGCGCATTTAACGCTGCGGCTCGTGCGGCAGGTACGACATTCCAAGATCAAATGCAGCAAGTATCATCCAATGCAAGTAAGGCTGGTCGATACGGTTCAGGCGCAATGGGTCAATTGCAAGACCGTGCGGCAGGCACATTTGCTAGTGCATTGACAGATACGGCAGGTAAACTAGCATATCAGAATTACGATGCAGAGCGAGCACGCCAAGAGGCTGCACAGGCTAACATTGGTCAATTGTACGGTGCTGACTATGCCCGTCAATTGCAAGCCGCACAGCTATCTCCTGCCCTTGCTCAGGCTGACTATGCGGACATTGATAAACTGTACCAAATCGGTCAAGCTCAAGAAAGCTATCAGCAAGCCGCTCTTGCAGACGCTATGCAGCGTTACAACTTCCAACAGAATCTGCCCGCAGCCAAGTTGCAGAGCTTCCTATCGGCGGCTTATGGTGCTCCAATGGGTCAGCAAACGACACAGCCTATCTATCGTAACCAAGCAGCAAACGTGCTTGGCGGCGCTGCATTGGGTGGCGCATTGGGTGGTGGGACGCTTGGCGCAGGTATTGGCGCAGGTGCTGGATTACTTGGACTATTGGGGTAAATCATGTCGGGAATGTTTAATCCAGATGGGATGATAGACGCATCTAAACTTGAGAATATGTCCCAAGATGATGTAATGAAAATGATTGCAGCACAACGGGCGCAACAATCACAAAGTGGATTGATGCAACAAGCTATGCAGATGCAAAACCAAAAGATGCAAGGTCAAGCACCTGCACCACAGGTTAGGCGTGGTCAAGCGCCACAGATTATGTCTCCGTATGAGGAGCTTATGAAACTACAGCAGATGCAAGCAATGCGTCAGCGTCCACAATCTTTACTCTGAGGTAGACATGGCAGATTTTATTAGCGGATTGCTTGGCATGGGGGACGATCAAGACCCTATGGCTCGAGCACAACAAGCCGGATTGCTAGGACTTGGCGCAACATTATTGCAAGGTGGTGCTCCATCTCTTACGCCTACATCTTTAGGTAGTATCCTTGGTCAAGGCGTTATGGCGGGTCAGCAAGCATCACAACAGGCTCTACAGCAAGCACGTCAACAGGCTATCCAACAGGAAATGATGGGAGCTATGAGTGGCGGTCAAGGCGGTGACGTTCAGGCACAAATTGCTAAGTTGCAAAAGATGGCATTGCTTGATCCTAAAAACCAAGCTGCTTACCTTAAGATTGCTGAACAGTTACAAGGCAAGACTCCTGCGTTTACAGGCGATGTCGCTAACGCAGCGCTTAACTTGTTTGGTACGGCAGATGTATCTAAGTTAACTCCTGAGCAGCGTCAACGTGCAAGCGATTATGCTGACGAAAGAAAGTTAATGTTAGCAAATGCTGCTTCTCCAAGAATGACTGTTAATACTTCTGATCCTACAGCTGTTGCTCGTGAGATTCGTGCCGTTACTAATGATTTTTCAGCGTTAATGAAAGATCCGGCTGCTATTGCTAAAACATACAAAGTAATGGAAAACGCAGTACAAAATCCAAGTGCTGCTGGTGATATTTCTCTTGTGTTTAACTACTTTAAGACGATTGATCCTACGTCCACCGTTAGAGAGGGTGAATACGCAACAATTATTAACTCCGGCTCTGTTCCTGAGCGTATTAAGAATTACGCACAACAGTTACAGTCAGGTCGTAAGTTAAATGAAGATCAGCGTAATGATTTGTTGAATACGGCTCGTCAAAACGTATTGGCACTTGCTCCACAAGTTAATCAAACAGTTAACTTATATCGTAATTTGGTTACTTCTCTTAAGGAAGATCCAGATAAGATTATTCGTAACCCGTTTGAGGATATTCTTGTTGCAGCACCAGGATCAAGACAGCCACCTAGCGCTGCCGCACCAAGTGCAACACCTAACCGTAGACGTTGGAATCCACAGACGGGAGCGTTTGAATAATGGAAGATGATATCGTTATTGACGTTCCTGGATACGGCGAGGTCGCTTTCCCTAAAGGAACATCTGAAGCTGAGATGATTAAGGCATTAAAAAGCCTTACCGCAAAGCCTCCTGAGCAAGCACCACAAGCGCCACAGGCTGCTCCGCAAGCGCCTCAAGCAGCACCACAAGCAGGACCAGTTGCTCGTGCTCCTGTAGCTACGCCTCCTAAGCCTGTACCGGAAGCACCACAGGTTGTACAGACAACACCTCAACCAACTTTGTTTGCTCCACGAAAGAGCGCAGAGCAAGTTAGGCAGGACAAGCTAGGCTATATCGAGTCTCCTGAAATGGGCGCAGATGTTAGAACAGCTTTAATTGCTGGCGCTCAACCTGAAAAGACACAGGCTATTGCTGAGTTTGCAAAGGCTCGTGGCATTCCTGAAAGCCGCTACCGTGTTGTAAACGGAAACATTGTTTATCAAGCGGATAATGGTAATTATTACGCAGAGATTCCAGGCTTGTTTAAAAAGCCATCTACGTCTTTAGCGTATAACGCACCGGATATTGCCGAAACAATCCCGTCTATTATTGCTGGTGTTGCTACTACTCCTATGCTTATGACAGGCGTGCCTGGTGCATTGGGTAGCGCAGCTATTACAGGCGGTGTAGCATCTTTATCCAATGCTGCTAGACAAGGCGTTGCAGGTCTATTAGCAGGAGAGGAACGTCCACTAGATGTTAAGCAAACGGCTATTAGTGGTCTGTTGGATGCAGCTACAACTCTAGTTCCGGCAGGCAAGTTAGCCATGTACAACCGTAGGGTTGCTACAGACATTAACAAACTTGATCCTGCGGCTGTTGCGGAATTAACCCGCTTGGCACAAGAGCGTGGAATTACGCTAACTCCGGCTGAATTGACCAACCT